GGATCGTGGCCGAAAAGAACGCCGTCGAGGACCCCGAAACCGCGCAAATCGAGAACGCGAAGGCCGATGGCTACGTGGAAGTGGCGAACGGAGCCTTGGCGAATGGCCGCGTGGTCTTCCCGAACAACCAGGACATTGGGGCCGGGCAAATGCAGCTCGCGCAAGCCGAAGAAGCGGCGTTGCCGCGGGTCTTTGGCGTGCCGAATGAGAGCATGGGGCATCCGTCCGAGGTCAGATCAGGCGTCGGCATCGCCAAAAAACAGGCGATGGGGAACCTGATTCAAGCTCCGCTGTCGATGGCGATGCGCGAATTCCGTTTTGCCAAGGCCCATCTCAAGTTTCAGCTCATCAAAGAGGTCTTCACCGAGGAAATGACCTTCCAGGTGACGGACGATCCCAACGCAGCGCGAGTCGTGGCCCTGACCAAGGGGCATATCCAGGCGATCAAGGAGCGGATCTATGACGTAGTGGTGACGGACACCCCCGATTACACCACGTTGCGGGAACAAGAACTCGACATGATGTTCAAGTTGCTGCCGCAAGCGGGTTCCTTGCCGCCAGGGATGATGAAGCTGGCAATCAGCCTGACGAATTTGCGCGAAAAGAAGGCGCTCATGGCGTCGATCGATCAAATGACGCAGCGCCCGCCGGATCTGCCGAAAATGTCCATTTCCATGACCTGGGCCGATCTCTCGGACGAAGAAAAGGCGTTTATCGCCATGTCGTCGATGCAAAGCCCGGAGTTCGCGCAATTCCTGGCGCAACGCGGCGGCGATGCGGCGTGGCTGACCAAGGTCAAGGCGGACCTGGCGAAAACGCAAGTCAAAGAAGGCACGAAAGCGCAAGTCGAGCGCGGGAAAGTCGATTACCAGGCGGCGGCAACCGCGATGGATGGCCTATTGCGCTCCAAGGAAATCTACATGGCCGGACAGTCTCAGGCCGAGCCGATGACCGGAGGGATGAATGTCCAAGGAAATCAGAATCCCGCATAGCGAACTGCGGGACTCGCGGACCTGTTCGGCACGAATCGAAGAGGCGTTTCAGCGCGTGGGCCTCGATGCGCACCGGCATGAAATCGACGAACTCTATGACGATCATCACCGGGGCGAGCGCGTGGTGAAGATCCAGACGCCGAAGAAGATGGTCTTTTTCGGCAAGCACGGATGAGGAGCGACACATGGCCGATGTGAAAGTGCGGTACCTGGGCAGCAAGAAGGGGAAGATCGTCCTGTTGCCGGTGCCGTTTCTCTCGTTGAGCGACAAGGCCGGCGAAGTGCAGTTTGCGGGCAACGGCGCGGTGCAACCGATGCCGGAATCCGACGCGCTGGCGTTGGTTGAGATTGCCCCCACGCTCTTTGAGCTGGTGGCCGAAGAGAAGGCGAAGAAATAGCCGTCACCGACGGCAGAGGAGGACTGATGACGACCGCAGCGAGCGAGGCCCCGACCAACACCCCCAGTTCTGTGACGGCCCCGGCGTTCAGCGATTTTCTCGCACGCCGCAGGGACGCCGCGAAGCAGGCAGTGAAGGCCGATCAGCCCGTACAGACTCAAGCAGGCCAGTCGGAACCGGCCAAGGAGACGGACCAGCCCGCGCCAGAGGCGAAGGCTCCCGAATCCGAGAAGACCGACAAGAAAGAGAAGACAGCCGAGGAGCTGAAGCAGGAGCTTTCCAACCAGGCCAAAGCGAATCTCCGCTTGGGCAAGGAGAAGGCCGACTTGCAGAAGCAGATAGCGGAGATGGCCGAGAAACTGAAGGTCATCGAAGCGAAGCAGGATGGGACATATCAACCGCCCTCAGAGGAACAGCAGCAGCGGGAAGCGGTCTTGCGGGACGAGTGGAACAAGTTTGAACAGCGCAAGGAATCCTCAAAGGACGCGGCCATCAAGGAGTTCGGCGAGGATTACGTGCTGAATCAGATTTACCACGAAAGCGGACCCTACACGAAGCTCGCGCAAGAGAAGCCCTGGATGGTGCAGCGCGTGATTGCAGCGGAGAAGCCGGTGCATGAAGCGATTGCCGCCGTCAACGAAGAGGCGGTGCTGACGAAGTTCGGGCGGACCGAGGCGGACGTACTCAAGAAGGCGGAAGAAATCCTGCGCCCCAAGCTGTTTGAGCAATTCAAAACCGAACTCATCAATCAGGACGGTGGCGCGAAACCACCGGCCACAGTGCCGAGCCTGAATCAGGCGCGATCAGCGGGGGCCGATCCCCGGTTAGCCGGAACGGAGCCGGTTCGGACGTTCAGTGCGGGGAAACTGTTCCCTCACAATCGCGTCTAGCCTGATCGGGCACGGACGAAGGAGAGGAGAGCACCATGTCGTTTGTTGAAATTCTGTCAGGGGGCGCGATCACCCCTGAAGTGTGGGATAGCACCATCAATGAAGAGTATTTGCGGCAAGCCTTCTGGTCCCGCTGGATGGGCGAGGGCGATAGCGCCGTCATTCAGATCCGCGAAGACCTGACGAAGGCCAGCGGCGATGCGATCAATACCCAGATCCGCTCGCAGGTGATGGGCGGTGTCGTGACGGGACGGACCAAGACCTCCGGCAACGAAGGTACGATGGACTTCTACAACTACCGGCAGACCGTCGATGACGACAAGGTGGCGGTCAAGGCGGAAAACCTGCCCATGACCCAGCAGCGGGCGGCGTTCAGCGTGGTCATGGCCATGCAGAGCGGCCTGACCGACAAGCGCCGGTTGCGGACCGAGGACCGAATCACCACGGCCTTGTCTGACACCTCCACCGGGCGCGTGCGGGGCCGGTACCTGTATGGAGCGGTCGATTCCAACTGGAACGCGACCCATGCCACGGCCTTGACCAACCTCGACGGGACCGATGACAAGCTGAAGCTCACGCATATCGATATGTGCGTGCGGAAAGCCAAGCTCATCAGCGGGAGCGCCACGGCCAAGATCCGGCCCTACAAGGTCATGATCGGGGACAAGGAAGGCGTACAGGAATGGTTTGTGTACGTGGCCCATACCCTCGCCATTCGTGACTTGGTGAATGACGATGCAGCCTGGAAGAACCCCATGCTGCTCATTCCCCCGGTGTCGAATCCTGGGAACCCGCTCTTTACCGGAGCGCAGTTCAAGGGCGGCTACCAGGGCGTCCTGATCTACGAGTGGGAAGGGATTCAGACTGGCAGCTCGACCATTCAGTACGCGCACAACCTCCTCTTGGGAGCACAGGCGGGCATCATGGCCTGGGCGCAGTACGGCAAGACCACGGAAGAGTGGACGAACTACAAGAAGGATCTCGGCTTGGAGCACCATGAAATCAACAGCATTAAGAAAGTGGTGTTCGACCGGAACGCCGTGGATGGCAACATCAGCAACGAGGATGCGGGCGTTGTCCACCACTTCACGGCGGCGGTGGCCGACTAAGAGGGGGTGAACTATGGCCTTTAACAAAACCAGTCAATCAGCCGAGCTGCTTCAGATCGTCGGCGTGTACGGCAACCTGGCCTACGGGATGACAACCATGAGTTCAGGCGGTGGGACCGTGACGGTCCCGCAATTCACCGTCCTGCATGGCATCGTCGGAACGGTCCAGGGCGCAACGGGTGTTGGAGAAACGGTGGTCTGTACCGCCACATCCGGCAACACGGCGACCATTGAAACCGTCAGCGAAGCAGGATCTAAAACGGGCTCTTCGGTGGTCATGTGGATCGCCTGGGGCGAGGCGCGGCGATAAGCCCGCCAAGAAGGAGGAGACATTATGTTGCCTTTGCAAGAGTGGCACTTCCAGCTCATGGATGCCTCGAAAAACATCAACACCATGCCGACGATTGACGACGATTCCGGGAAATTGGTGGCGTTGACGGAAGATACCCCCGATTCTCCCACGGTCTATACCGATACCAACGGGACGACCTTGACGGAAACGGGTGGGATTGCGGTGCTGACCTTCACCAACGGGGCGGTTCGATTCTGGACTGCCTCGACGGTGACGGCGCTGGACATCTGCGGCCATACCGCCGATGGGCGGACCTTCGCGCTCAATAGTGTGAGTCCGAGCCAGCACATGATTCCGGTGAATCCAGTAATCGCCCATCAGTTGCTTGTGGTCCCGTATGGAGCGAGCGACAACAGCGAGACGGATACCGGCCTCAACCTCGCGTCGAACTGCCTGATTACCGCACACGATATTAAGTTGCGGGTGACGACGGCAGATTCAACGGAAACCCTGAATGTCGGCATCCTCGCGTCTGAAGCAGGGGGCGATGCGGACGGGTTCATTGTGGCCGGGGATGTCGGGACGACGGGATGGCGCGAACTGCTCCCGCAGATTACTGGCGGGACCACCATCGACTATGTGAGCACCAATTACATCGGAGCCTTGCTGTGTACCAGCATTGCGGGAGCCGATGCGGTGGCAACGGTCGGTGGATTCACGCCGGAAGTCTATCGGACGGACGGCACGGCCACCTCGATCAGCTACACGGGGTCGGCGGGATCGGATACGGCGGCGGGGTACGTCTACCTCAGCTACCGGAAACTGCCGTTCTAACAGGACGGATGGGGGGCGCGGTCTACGGGCCGCGCCTCCATAACCAGCCGCGAGGATGCGATGCAAACTGAAACAGACTTGTTATTGGTGGCGAAAGAACAGCTTCAGCGCGAGCTGAACGACTTGAAAGCGCAGCGGGCGGCGGCTCAAGGCGAGCTGGCGGACTACCGCAAGGCCATTGAGACGGAGCGGGCGCGATACGGAGTGGAGAAGAGTGAGGCTGACAAGAAGATTCAGGCGTTGCGGGCCAGCCATGAGGCCGAACAGGCCGCGATGAAAGTGACCATCGACAACCTGCATGAAGAAAAGCGGCTGGCGGAAGCGGGTCGGCGGACGGCGCAAGCGATGGCGCAGAAGCAAACCGAGGCGTTGGCGGAACAAGTGCAGACGTTGCGCGAACAGGCGGATCGGTTGCGGGGTCCGGTGCAGCAAATGACCGCCCAGCATCAGGATCTCGTGGCGAAATTGCGGCAAATCGTGCAACAGGCGGGCGCGGCGATTGGAGGGTAGGGCATGGCGACCGTAGCCACAGAATCCCCCGTTCCTTCCCATGCTCAGTATGGCGAATGCCGCCATATTAGCTGGACGTTAACGAACGGACAGACCGGCGATGCCGTGCAATTCACCGAGTTCTTCGATAAATGCGTGCAATTCTCAGGGACGTTCGGAGCGGGTGGCACGATTCGACTGGAAGGCAGCAACGAATTGACCAACCCTTCGACGTTCCATGTATTGACCGATGTGAACGGCAATACGATCAGCGTCACGGCGGCGGGCCTCTACCAGGCAGTCGAGACGCCCATGTGGATACGTCCCAGCGTCACAGCAGGCGATGGGACCACCAGCATTACCGCGCAGATTGTAGCGCGACGGGGGCGCGAGCGTTCCTATTAACCGAGGAGGCATGACGCATGATGACCGCGCAGGCAGGCATGACGGGAGGCGCACCGACCGTCACGATGGGCACCGGCAATCCCGAAGCGGAGAAGTATGGGCGCTTGTGGGGCGAGTTCCCGCAATACCGGACAGTCGCTCCTGGCGAGCAGGTGGCGGGCATCTTTCTGGACCAGGCAACGCCTCGTCCCGGTTCAACCGTCATCGACTTCGGCTGCGGCACAGGGCGCGGGGCTTTGGCCCTGGCGAAGAACGGCAAGCTCGATGTGACGATGCTCGACTTTACGCGCAACTGCCTCGATGAGGCGGTCCAGCAGGCATGCCAGGACGACTCCATCTCGATCCGGTTCCGCAAGCACGATCTGGAAACCGCCTCGCCGGTGACAGCGGAATACGGGTTTTGCACCGATGTCCTTGAGCACATTCCACCGGAGAAGGTCGATCAGGTCCTTGACCATATCCTGGCGGCGACCAGGCACACCTTCTTTCAGATTTCCACGGTCGAGGATGTCTGCGGCGAGTTGATCGACGCGCCCTTGCACTTGAGTGTGCATCCCTATGAGTGGTGGCTGATGCAGTTCGCCAAGCGCGGGTGTCTCATCCATTGGTCCCAGGAGCAGGCGTCCTCGGTCCTGTTCTACGTGTCGAGCTGGAAGGATGTCAAAAACGTCACCAAGCAGGGGCAACTGAACGTCACTGATGAGCAGATTCGGGCGAATGCCGCCGTGAATTGCGCGGCGGGGTGGGAGCAGGTGGTCCCGCATGTGAGCAATGATGTCGAAGTGATGTTGCTGGGTGGAGGTCCCTCGCTGAATCAGTACGTCGAGGAAATCAGGCAGAAACGGGCCGAAGGCGTCAAGCTCATTACCCTCAACGGCACCTATAACTGGGCGCTGGAGCATGGATTGACCCCCTCGGCACATATCATGGTCGATGCCCGCGAGTTCAATCAGCGATTCACGAAGCCGGTGGTGGACGGGTGCAAATACCTCATCGCCTCGCAATGTCATCCGAGCGTGTTTGACGGGTTGCCGAAAGACCGCACCTATCTCTGGCACACCATGGCAGAGAAGATCGAGGATCTGATTACCGCGCACTATCCCCTGTCCTACCCGGTGCCGAGCTGCACCACGGTCCTGAATACCTCGCTGCCGTTGTTGCGGATGCTGGGATTCAGGAAATTCCATCTCTATGGCTGCGATTCCTGCTTGGCTGAGGATAAGACGCATCACGCCTACTCCCAGCCGGAAAACAATTCAGACGTAATCATTCCGGTGATGGTGACAGGCGGGCGGACCTTCCAATGCCATACCTGGATGGCGGCGCAAGCGCAACAGTTCATCGAAGTCATCAAGTTACTGGGCGATGAAATCGAACTGGAGATTTACGGCGACGGACTACTGAAACACATCTTGGATGCGGGGGCGTCCATGTCCGATCTGGCAATTACCCCCACGGAGTCACTTACTTAACCAGCCGGATTCGGCAAGGAGGCAGTTATGGCCGCAGGAACATGGAAAATTTACGCGAAGGCGAAAAAGTACATCGGCAACGGCACGATCACGCTTGGCACCGGCAGCAAAATCTATATGTGCTTGCTCAAGTCTAGCGCGACGGCGTTGAACATTCATTCGCTCTCCACCCGTTCAACCTGGAACTCGCTCTCTGCCCAAGAGATCGCGGCGACCGGCGGCTATCCCGCCAACGGACGCACGTTGAGCCCTTCAGTCGGCAAATGGACGGTGGGCGCGAGCGCGTTGCAGTACAAGTTCACCTACACCACGGCTGGCATCGTGTTCACGGCGAGCGGCGCGACCCTAACCGGCATCCGGTTCGCGGTCTTGCGGAACAGCACCGGCGCGGGCACGGGCAAGCTGATTGCCTTCTGTACCTTGTCCAGTTCGGCCTTCAGCATCACCAGCCCGAATACCCTGACGATTCTACCGCCAGCTTCGGGCGTGTTCACACTGGCGTAATGATGGGGGACAACATGAGAATACTGGTATTGCTAGTCAGTCTCTTCTGTGCGGCGGTGGCTGATGCCGCGTCGGTGAATCTCGCCTGGAACGCCAATACCGAAGCGGACCTGGCGGGGTATCGTCTCTATCGTGCGCCGGGGGCCTGTGCCAATCCCGGCGCGTTTGCCCGCGTGCAGACCTTCGGCAAGGTTACGGCGGGCAGCGATACAGTGACAGCTGATGGCGTGTACTGCTACGCGCTGACGGCCTACGACACGGGCAACCTGGAAAGCATTTACTCGAACAAGGTGGAGGCGAGCGTCAACGCGGTCCCTCCCCAGGCCCCGACTGGCCTGAGCGTTGTGGCTCAGTAAGGGGCCGATGGAAGCGGTGGCTCTGTTACCTGGGGATTGAATGATGCGCCTAATCTTTGTTCTGCTGTTGGTCCTGCAATGCTCGCTGGTCGAGGCCGCGACCTACTACGTCGGGACATCCGGTAGCGATGCCAATTCATGCGCCACGGCGCAGTCGAGTACGGCGGGCAATCGCAAGCTGACGATTGCGGCGGGCGAATCCTGTCTGACCACGGCGGGGGACGTGCTGATTATCGGCAACGGGACCTATACAACGGGCGAGCTGAATTTCAACGTTAGTGGGACCAGCGGGAATCCGATCATCGTCAAGGCCGAGAACAATCTACAAGCGATCGTCTCGTCCACGTCCTGCAACATGGGGATCAGCATCAACGCCAGCTATGTCTGGTTTCAGTACATCCGCATCACGAACGACCCAAGCACAACCTGCACAGGCGGCGCGTCCCGCACGGCGCTACGTGCTTGGAACCAGGGAGGCAACACCCCGAAGTTATCGGGCACGCAATCTTCCGGCTATGTCGGATTCCGCGCTACTGGCGTGCAAATTGACGACATGCCGACGCTGAACGTCGGGCTCAAGACAAACCAAGACGATACGATTGTTGAAAACTCCACCATCCACATGGGTTTGGAAGCGTTTGACAATAAGGACAACATCTTCCGCAATAACATCCTTTATAGCGCCACGACCGGCGGGCAAAATTCCGCGATGAACGGAAAAGGCGGCGTCCGCAACCTGCAAATGTATAACAATGTCGCCCATCGCGGGCGGACCGATCAGGGGATTCTCTGCGGCGGGAGCAGTGCGAATATCTACCTGTGGGACCCGTCCTCTGGCTATGAAGCCTATAACTGCGTGGCCTACAACAACGTCATTATTAATGAAGGCAGCACGACAAACCCCGAACTGCTAGGTTTCTACGGCTGCAAAGATTGCACCCTGATGAATAATATCGTCATCGGCGGAGGCGGGGGCTTGTTCTCTGGCGTCGGAGGGGTGGCTGGCTACCCTCAGCCGCTCCCTGACAATCCACGAGTCATCAACAATATATTCGACTGTGGTGGGCTGGCCGCGATTGGCGGCTATTACGGCACGCAATCCACCGGCACCCGCGTCACAGACTCCAATATCTTCTACAACTGTACGGGGGTGCCGACAGGGACTAATCAACTGACCAGTAACCCGCTCTTTGTCAACCGCGCCTCCGACTGGCACTTGCAAGCTGGCTCGCCTGGGATTGGATCAGGTGCCGTGGTCACGATGGCCGCGTACCCCAGCGGCACGATTACGGTCAATACAGACTTCGATGGGGTGACGCGGGGCTATGGGGGGGCGTGGGATCGTGGGATCTATGAGTTCGGTGACTTGACGCCGCCCGCGCCACCGACAGGGATTAGCATTGTGCGATTCCGGCGCATGGGGAGCCACTAATGGCTGCGATTCCCCATACATTCACCGAGCGCAACACGGACGTCACGAACTCCACTTCTACGTTCGCGGCAGTGACGAGCATGGCGCAGGCGAGTGGGAACTTCACGGTTGGGAAGCAATACTTGATCGTCGCCACGGCGCAGGTTGGTCAATCCACTGCCGACGTGGTCGAGATTCAGCTCCTGCACGGCAGCACGGTCTTTGAGGGATCGCTCGGGAACTATGTTTCTGTGGTCGCGGGCAATCGGGTTTCCTGGCAGTATATGACCGTCTGGACGGCAGTTTCTGGTGAAGGGCTCGATATGCAATTCCGCCGTGGGACTGGCGCTGGCGGAACGGCCTCAGTCAATTTTGCGTCACTCTTGTCGATTCAGCTTGACGACTACCTGACGCAAAATACGGACTGGTATTTCAATGAATCCACGGCGGATCAGGCATTGACCACCGGCTCGACATGGTACGACGGCGGCACGATCACGTTTACCCCTGGAACCGCCTCGCAAGACTGGCTCGTGATCGCGCAATCCGCGCACACACGCACGTCAACGGCTGCCGCCCAGCAATCTCGCCTCAATCTCAATGCTGGCAGCGAGGTAGTGCCAAACATGATTCTCGCGATGAGTGGATCTGGGTCGATCGATGCGGAATTTCTCCCGCACATCTACAACCTCCCTGCGTCCAGCACGACGATTAAGCAGCAAAGTATGTGTACGTCTGGGGCGATCAGCACGCGGACATACAGCAATATTTTTGCGATGAACATGAGCAAGTTCGCGGCGTATATGTCGGCCTATACCGCAGCGGACTTCACCTATACAGCAACCGCCATTGCTACGCCCGATCAGCTCCAGACCGGCAACATTACCCCGACCGTGACGGGCGATGTGTGGATTCTCGCCTTCCACGGCTTCGATAAGGCTGTGGCAACCTACACCAATCAGTTCCGTGTGCAGGTGGACGGTAGCGACCAGCCCGCAGGCCAGACCACGGCGGCCTATGTGTTCAACGCAGGCCATATCACCAACAGCGCAGGCGACGAAGTGGTCACTGCGCTCTCGACGATGACCAGCCTGAATACCTCGTCGCATACGATTGACCTCGACGGCGCGGTGAGTAGCACGACCAGCAGCCCGTCCGCTCAGCAGCGAACGCTGGTAGCGGTGACGATGGAACTGGCTGCGACCGGCACGATTACCCCCACGGCTGGCACCAGCGCGTTGACGGGACAGGCGGGGCGCATGGATTACGGACTCCTCCCTTTGACGATGGTGAGGCTGGGCTAAATGGCGACAAGGGTTTATTTCCCTTTAACTGAAGCCGCGCCGGTCACTCCCCCCTCGGCAGGAGCCGAATGGGAACACAACAACGGCGTCACCCGCAAGCTGTTGCTGACGGCGGATTCGTCCACGCTCACCACGACGGCCTATGCGCCGGATGCGGCGGATCACCTCGTCGATAACGACTCCCTCCACCGGCAATATGTCAGCGATCCGTTGGCCGCACAGACGTTGAGCGGCAACGTCAAGGCGCAGTTCCAATGTTTAGAAGAACTCAACAACTGCAACCTGTTCCTAACGCTCAAGATTACGGTCTGTAGCAACGACGGATCTACCACCCGCGCCACGCTGCTCTCGATCACCCGCGACACGACGAATGAACTTGGGACGACCCTCGCCAACCGCAACTTTCCCTCCACGGCCCTGAGTAGTTATGCCTGTACCGCTGGGGACCGGCTGGTGGTTGAAGTCGGACTTGGCGGAAACATCACCAGCGGGACGGGAGGGACCGTCGGGCACAACGGCAGCATACGATGGGGCTGTAGCGCCTCGTCTGGCGACTTGCCGGAAGACGATACGCAGACCGGCACCACCTACCGGCCCTGGCTGGAATTCTCCAACAATTTCGTTTTTAACACATACATTACTCCCACAGCGGGAGCAGTGGCGGCCACCGGCAATACCTCGCTGGCCTCCATCGGCAGCTTCATCACCACGGCGGCGGGGGCCTTAGCCGCAGTCGGACTTGCGGCCACGGTCTTTGCGGGGACTGTTACCCCGATTACGCCACAAGCGGGGGCGCTCTATTTCGGCATCGCGGCTGATCCCAATACGACCATCACCCCCTCTGCCGGGAGCATGACCTTTACAGGGGAGGCTCCTCAGATTATCAACCCTGTGCTGGTGACGCCATCCGTTGGGAGCCTCGCGCTGACCGGATCGGCGGGCAGTCTCGTAGAAGATACTCGGCTGACGCCTGTGGTTGGGGCGCTGGCGCTAACGGGCGATACAGCCACGCTCCTGACCGATGCACGACTGACGCCATCCGTCGGCAGTCTCGCCTTGACTGGACAGGTATCAACGCTTCGCACTGATTTCTTCCTCACGCCTGCTGCGGGTAGTCTCGCGCTAACAGGGCAATCTTCGACGCTCTTGACCGATCAGCGCACCACGCCGAGCGTGGGGAGCCTGACCCTCAGCGGAAATTCGTCCGCCCTCGATGCTGGGCTGATTCCCACGGCTGGGGCGTTGGCCTTTACCGGCGATGCGCCGACGGTCCAGGAAAGCGGGTCAAGCAATTCCAATATCACACCCACGGCTGGCGGTCTCACCCTGACCGGTGGCAGTTCTCCGCAAGCCTGGACCGCGACCCCTGCTGTTGGGGCACTTGCTATCACCGGCGCAACCAGCAACCTGATTGTTGATACGCAACTCACGCCTGCGGCTGGTAGCCTTGCCTTCACAGGTAACACGGCAACTACCATCACAGATTCACGCTTGACTCCGGTTGTCGGGGCGCTGGCCTTCACAGGTTATAGCGCCACGCAAGGGCTGACAGCTTCGCCTGTCGCGGGGGCGTTACTCCTGACGGGTGACACCCCGACAGTGACCGTCGGTGGCAGCGCCATTTCCATCACCCCCAACGTCGGCATCTTGCGCTTTGGCGTCGATGTAGGTTCGCCAGAAACCACCCCCACGGTGGGCAGTCTCACGCTGACGGGCGGCACCCCTAGCCTGGTCAATACCTCATCGCCGTCGATCACCCCCTCAGCGGGCAGCCTGACGCTCTCAGGCAATACGCCGATCCAGGGCACGGTGGTTCGTCCAGCGGTGGCGGTGCTCAAGATCATGCAGTGGGCGGAAATCTCTTGGGCGGCGAATACCGAACCAGACCTGGCCGGGTACAAGGTTTATCACGGCACCAGTCCAGCGACCTATACCGAATCCGTGGATGTGGGGAACGTCACCACCTACGTCTGGAACGGATTGCCCTACGGCAACAACTATTTCGCCATTACTTCCTACGACACCAGCGCGAACGAGTCGGGCTATAGCGATGAAGTCACCACCGCCATTTCTGGCGGCGGCTGGCAACCGACCATCAACCAATATGGGCCAACGATTGTTCCTGAATCGGGCAGTCTGACCCTCACAGAGCAATGGTCAACGATTGACTTTGCTGTGATCCCCAGCGCGGGCGGTCTTGCGGTGACGGGCGAGAGCCCAACCCTTCAGGAAGGCGGCAGTGTTGAAGTTACCCCGGCAGTGGGGGCGCTGAATCTGACGGGCGCGACTTCACTGGTAGATGTGGGGATCATCCCAACCGTGGGCATGGTGGCCTTCACTGGCGGAACCTCGTCGCTCTCCGCAACCGATCACCAGACGATTCAGCCGACAGCGGGGGCGTTGCTCTTGACGGGACGCCGCATCGATTCAGGCACAACGGGATATGGCGGATGGCTCCGTCATCGGAGGAGGGGATAAGGAATGATTCTTGATCTTGTCCGAGTCGGGCAATCGGGACGCGGAACCTTCGGGGTGCTTCGCTTCGGGGCGGTCCCGTTTGTGCTGACGTTGGAGCGACCGTGGGCCGACAACCAGCAGAATATTTCGTGTATCCCCCCTGGCCGGTATCGGTGCGAGCGTGTCCGTTCTCCCAAGTTCGGCTGGACGTTTGAAGTCAAGCATGTGCCTGATCGGACGCATGTGCTGTTTCATAGCGGCAACACTACAGAGGATACCCACGGCTGCATTCTTGTGGGTGAGGAGTTTAGCGGAACCTGGGAAAAGCCGATGCTCGCAAGCAGCCAGCGCGGGTTCATGGAATTCCTGAATTGCCTGGATGGGGTCAACGCCTTTGAGTTGAATGTGCTTGATCCGCCTCCGGTGACGATTGTGCAGGTGATGGCATGAAAACCTATCAATGCCCCTATTGCGGGAAGGCGCTGAAGCATGATGAGGCGCATGGGCATGTCAGTTACCACTGTCCGAAACGGGCGAAGCGGTGAGGGGGAGGCAATGGGAGACACGGCATGGTCAACAAGGACAGTGAGCAAACACAGGAAATCAACGCGCTATTCTCACGGCCCTTCATTGGTGCTTGTAGCCTTATCCTTGTTCTGTGCGGGGTGGTTGTTGGGATTTGGTCAGCAGGCATGGAAAAGGACCTGGCCGACATCCGGGCTATCCTCAACGAGCGGGCCACGCTTGCCCCGCGTACTGCCGAGTTGGAGCGCCGAACGGAGGACCAGGAACAGCGTCTACGGGCCATCGAACGACAGACCTACCGGAACGGGTGGAAGTAACTGATGACACAACGAATGAAAGCATTGTGGCAATGGCTGAAGGCGCATGTGCGGCCACTCAAGATTGAGCGCGACCCAAAGGCCGATGTCAAAGGCGGTGCGGTGGGGTTTCGGTTTTGGTTTTAACCAAAGGGGGCATCATGACACTGAAGGCATGGATGATGGCAGTCGGAGCGGTCTTATATGCAGGACTGGCCTACGCGCAAGAGGTAGCGGCGGCGTCTGACCCGGCCTGGAAACCGTTGTTGGACATGGCGATTAAGAGCCTCGTTCCGGCGCTCTGGATGGCGGTCGGGCCGGTGGCGGTGGCCGCGATCACTAAGCAGGTTAATAAGTACACGATGGCCTATGTGCCGCGTGAATTGCAGGTGGTCCTTTCCGGCATTATCGGCGCGGTGGGCGCTGGCTTGACCGGCTCGCCTGAAATGGCCGTGACCGGCATGGTGGGCGGGGCCTCGGCACAAGTCTACGCGGCGACTCCCCCGGCCAAGCTGCTCACCGAAGGGCCGGCGAACTGATGGGACCGGAAGTCTGGGGACCAGTGGCGGCGGCAGTCTCAGCCTTGGTCCTCTTTGCAATCAAGCTCTATTCCGCGAAAGCGGAGAAAGAACGGAAGGCCGACAATGCGATTTCCAAGCGTGATCGTGATGAGCTTGAGCGCGGCATGTCTGCTATTGACGGGATGCGGGGAAACGAGCCCGTACCTGCGGGATCTGAAGCCCGCGTACAACCAGGACGGCACGATTGATCGGGACTCCTACCGGATCAACAAGGAATGGATGAAGCACATGCTGAAGGATTTGAAGGCTTGCTACAAGGACGCCGACTGATGCGGGTGCAGATTGCCGCCGTTCAGGTGTTACCGGATCGTCGCCGCGCTCGCGTGGTGAGTGGGGGACGATCACGGATTGTGGCGCTGGACCGGGTGCGTCCCTATCTGCCTGATGGAGCCATGACGGACGATCTCAACCGGCTGATTGCAGTAGAGGAACGGCATACGAGGGAATTGCTCACGCTAACCAAGGAGTATCGATGAGGATGTTGGTTGTGCTGGGGATGCTGGTACTGGCGGGCTGTACGACGGTGCATGAATGGGGCAATGGCCGGGTGGCGGTGCCTCGCGTGGTCGAGGTCAGGTCCCCGTTCGGGACCAACGCCGGTTTTGTCATGGTCGAGGATTGCGAAGGGCATGTCAAAACCGAGGACGGGTTGCAACCCCTCTTCCCTGAAACGGTCTATACCGATTGCCACGCCATGACGGGCTGGGTACCGATGTCGTCACAGGGCCAGGGCGGGCAGGTGGCTTCGGGGCTCTTGCAGTTCGGTGGATTGATCGGGATGGGGGCGCTGATGCCGGCCAGCCAGACGACCGTGAACGGGGTGAGCGCGACGCCGAATGTGTCAGCGGCATCCTCGGCGGGTGGCGGTCCCGCCTCTACGATCATCAACGGGGGGATTCATCACAAATGAGGCACGCGCTGGTGCTCTTGTGTCTCTCGTTCATCCTGCATCCTGAACACGTCAAGCGGGTGATCGACGGCGATACCTTCGTCCTGTTCCATGTCGGGATTACCGGCGAGGAGCGGGTGCGATTGTTGGGGGTGGACACGCCTGAGAAGGGACAGGCGGGGTATGACGCGGCCTCTGAATTTACGACGGTCTGGCTCAAGGAGGGACCGTCTGAACTGACCGCCTGCAAACGGGACAGCTTCGGGCGCTTGTTGGGTGGCGTGGTGCGCGGGCGGGAGAGTCTCAGCGGAGCGTTGATCGAAAAGGGGCTGGCAAAGGAGATGCGCTAACATGGCTGTAGGAACGACCGCCGATTTTACCGTTACGCGGGACCAACTCATTGCCTTGGGTTATCAGATTATTGGCGTACTTCCGCCGGGTGACACGCTGCCGGGTGAATTGCTTGATGTGGGGAAGCAAGTCCTGGGGCTGGTGGTACGGGAAACCGATGCCGCTGGCCGCTGGCGGTGGACCATCGATGTGGCGACCAGCGTTACGCTTGTAGCGAATACCTTCCGCTACACCACGTCGAATGGCCTACCGTCCAACATTGCCGAACTGGTGAAAGTCACCTATCGGGACAGTCAAGCGAATGACCGGCCTGTGACGATGCTGAAGGCCGAGGGCTATGAAGCCTTGGGCCGGAAGATTGAAACCGGCGATCCAGAATTTGCCTACCTGACAGACAATATCGTGCTGGCAAGTCGAGAGTTGTACGTCAACCCGATGCTGTCCTCCGTCAATACGCAATCCGTTGTCACTGGCACCGATGCGGTGGTCTACAAGTGCATCCAGAGCCATACCGCTTCGACGCTGAACAAGCCGATTACCGGCGCGAATTATAAGCTCTTTTGGGAAGCGGGCGGTTCAGGTCCGTCGGTATGGGCCGAGGATACGGAATACACGGCTCCGCAACAGTTGCGCCTGCTGTACCGCAGGCCGATCTTCGATTTCGATTCTGCGAGCAATACCCCTGATTTCCCGATCCAGTGGCCGCGCCTCCTGCTCTACAAGTTCTGCTACGACCTCGCGGACCATTGGGGCATCCCTGAGTCGGAATGCCAGAAATACATCACCAAGGCGCAAGGGGCGGCGAGCGATCTCTTTGTGAGCAATCAGGCCAAGAGCGGCAACCTGCATAACAAGGCCAGGTACTTCTAATGAGCGATCAAGCGAAGTGGCTGGATGTGCCGCTGATCGGGCAACCATATGAGAGCGTGGAAGACGAACAGCTTGACCAATGGAACTCCACCATTATCGATGGCGTGCCGGTGGTGGTGGAAGGCAAGCTCCATATCATGAAGCGGCCAGGGTTGACCGAATGGATTGACCTGGGCACCGGCCAGCCGGTAGACGGCCTCTATTGGTGGGACGCAGAAGAATGCGTGCTGGCGGTGAGCGCGGGACGAGTCTGGAAGATTACCGATCAGGCGGGCACCTATTCTGAAATCACCGGCTCCACGGCGCTCCGGTCGAATCAACTGGTGAGCTTTGCGGACAATGGCACCATTTGCGCGATGGCGAACGGCGGGAGCATCGTCCACACCGACCTCTCCACGCTAACGACGATGGCTGACGCGCAAGCCCCTACGTCTGTCACGCACCTAGCCTACCTCGACGGGTATCTGCTGGCGAATAACGGGAGCACGGTCCAGTTTTCCGATGTAACCGACATTACCTCTTGGGTGGCGTTGGACTTCTTTACCGCCGAATCGCGGCCCGATGCGGTGATTGCGCTGAAGGAAGGCTTCAGGGAAATCATCACACTGGGTCGGGAATCGGTAGAGTTTTGGGTGAACGACGGGCAAACGCCGTTTTCGCGGGTGTCGGGATCGGCGCAACCCTACGGTATTTCGGCTCCGCATAGCCTCGCCCTGGTGGGGTCCACTTGGATGTGGTTGAGCGACAAGCGGCAACTGGTGACGATGCAGGGGCGGCAAGTGCTGCCGGTGTCCAGCCCGTATGACCGCGTGATTCAGCGCATGACGGCGGTAGACGATGCGGTGGGCTATACCATGACCGTCGATGGCTTTCCGCTCTACGTGCTCAACTTCCCCACAGGCCGCACCACCCTGGTCTATAACTACATCACGCAACAGTGGCACAAGTGGGGCTACTGGGACACGGCCACGGCGGATTACCAGCGTTATCGCGGGCAAACCTACGCCTATGCGCGAAGCTGGAACTTCCATCTCGTCGGGGACTACGCCACCGGCATCATCTACAAGGCCAGCCGCCAAGTCTACACCGATAACGGGAACCCCATTCGCACGGTGGTCCGTACCGGGCATGTCTCGCACGGAGCAGAAATCACCAAGCGCAGCAACATCTTCCGTATCCGGTGCAAGCGTGGGCTGGCCGATGCGACGACGACCGACCCGCAAGTGATACTCCGTCAGCGGCGGGATAACGGGAACTGGGGCAATGAGCGGTGGAAGTCCCTCGGCCAGGTGGGACAGCACGAAATCACCATCGACTGGCGGCGCAACGGGATTTACAAGACCTGTCAAACCGAAATCGTGCATGCCGACCCAACCGATTTCATTTTGATCGGGGCGCATGAACAAATCGACTGGCTGGGGCGGTAATGGCGGAACGAATCAGACCAGTTCCAGCGGTATCGGAGAATAAGGACTTTCGGGCGGTGGAAGCCTTCTATCGTTCGATTGAAGCCCTGCTCAAGATGGTGGGCTCGACAACGACGGATACCGGCTCGATTGCATCTGGCGCTCTGGCTGAAGTGACGATCACGGTCAACGGGGCAAGGCCGGATATGGGGCAGACGGTGCAGGTAGGCTTGCCGTCGGCCATGTCTACGGGCTTGGTCCCTTGGGCCAATGTGACCGATGATGACACGGTGATACTATATCTATACAATAGAACAGGATCGCCGATTGCGCCAGGGAGTCAAACCTATTATGTGCGGGTGATGCCGTGACGCTGTTGGATGCGGTTCTGCAAGCCCACCATGACTCCGCCTTGCGCGGCAACTGTTCCCATCATGCGCTGGCCATGTCCGCCTTCGGGAGCGGCGATTACTTCAAGGCGGTGGCGGCGGCATTGCTGACGCTCGGCGGACTCCATGCCCCCTTACTCAAGACGTATGATCTGCTTGCCTCGCAAGACTGTCTTGATCAAGTCGAAGCGGCCCTAGCCGCAAAACAACGGATTGCGGGCTGGGGGAGCGAATTCGCCAAAGGCGACCATGACCCGCTGTGGGTGCCGGTGGCCTCGCTGCTGGTCAAGGAAGCGCCGTTGATCGCTCGCAAAATCACCACCATTACGAACTTCTTTCATGCTCGCGGGAAGAATCTCTATCCGAACCCCTCCTGCTATACCGCTGCGGCGGCGTTGGCGCTGGGCATTCCGCGTGCCGGTGTCGGGGAATTGCTGATCCGTGGGCGCTTGACGGCCTGGACGGAAGAATATTGCCGCATTCAACGGGAGGCCCCGGTTCTCGCATGACACCTTGGTTTGTCCTCTCTTATCCCCGCTGTCGTACCGCTTGGCTGTCCGTTTTTCTCTCCGGTGCGGGCGTCCCTTGCTTTCATGAAGCCTGGAAGCGCGTCAAGACCATGGCAGAGATGCGGGCGCTGATGCGGGATCAATGTGCGCCGGTGGTGGTGAACAGCGATTGCAGCAACGTCTTCTTCCTCGATGAACTCCGCATGCACTTCCCTGACGCCAAGTACCTCACGATCACGAACAGCGACGAGGCCATTCTGTCATCGCTGAAAGAGTCCTATGGCGACCTGGACTATACGGGAATGATGGCGCAGTACCGGGCGGCATTCTCGCATGCGAAGGATCTCCCCGGCGAGACGGTGGATTGCCGCGAGTGGGATCGGGCTACGTCGGCATGGCTCTTTGAGCGCATGACTGGGCGGGCCGTCGATACAGGATGGCTCGATCAAGTGAGCGGGATGCTGGTGCAACTGATGCCCTGGCAGATCCGCGAGGATATTCAGCGAGCGGCGGCGGGGGAGTTTGACCATATCGCCAGACGGATGAAGGAGGCAGCATGGGTGTAGGCGCAGCGATGGTTGGCGCGGCGGCGGTTGGTGCAGCCGGGAGCATCTTTAGCGGCATCATGGGGGCGTCGGGGGCGCAGAAGTCGGCAGCGGCCATGCGCTACGCGGCGGATAAGTCCGCCGAAACGATGCTGACGATGAACCAGCGGGCCAGAGAGGATACCTCGCCATTCAGACAGATGGGCCTCGGTGCGGGGAATGCCTACTGGAACCTGTTGAGTGGCGGCGGGGATGTATCGGGATTTCTCAAAGAGAGTCCGATGTTCCAATTTCAGAGCGAAATCGGGACGCGGAATATCAACCGGCAACTGGCCGCGAGGGGCCTCTTTGGATCAGGGGCGGGACTCGAAACGCTGGCGATGTTTAACAAGGGACTGGCGGCTGACGAAGGTGAACGGATTATGAGCCGCCTGTTCAACATGACCACGATGGGCGCGAACGCAGCGACGGGGCAAGCCACTCTCACGAATCAGACAGGCAACGCTATCGGCAACATGCAGGCGCAAATGGGTATTTCGCAAGGGAACGCCATTCAGACGCAATACAACGCGCTCGGCCAGGGTATCCAGGGCGGATTCAATGCGGTGGGGAACGGGATCACGAATTACGGCCAATATCAAATGTATCAGCCGATGATGGACAGCATGAGCATGGGTGGGTGGCGAGCGCCGACATACTACGGGAGCGCGAGTGGTGCAGGGACCACGGCGTTTCAACCGGCGGGCGGTGGCAACCCGTTCATCGTGAATACACCTGGCGCGACCTTTTAACGAGGGATTCAATGGGTGACTTGATCGACTTCGGAAAGTTCGCGCAAACCGCGATTGCCTTCCAGAACATGCAGCAGAACGCGCAGCGCATGGAACTCATGGGGGAAAGCAACGCGATTGACCGGATGCGCTTGGCGGACGCGCAACAAGCCCGCGAGCAGGCATGGAAAACCAATCAAATCACGCTGGGGACCAAACTGGTTGACGATCCCACGGTTTCGTTGCCAGACAAGGCGCGGGTCTATCAATTCATTGCAGGGGTGGCGGGATTCCCTGACTTGAACCCCGAACAACTCCTGTCTGCCGGTGACACGCTCAAGAAAGTGGGTGAGTCGATTAAGAACGGGGATATAGCTGGACGCGATCAGGCGGTGATGGAATTAGGCTACCGCTTCCCCAAGCTCGCGCTGGATCAATTAAATCTCATCGAGAAAACCCAAGGGTTGAACGAAAAGGCGCTGGAACATAAGCAAAAGCTAGAACTGGGACAAGCTAAATTGCAAGAAATTGAAGAACGCTCGGCCACACTCAAGAGCACGCATGAAGTCTATGCCCCGCTCTCCATGGAAATGCGCGCACAATTACAGACCTTTGGCACGCCAGGAGTCCGCCTCTATGGTGGCGAATTCGGCTCTGCTGATGCGCGGAATGCGTTTCTTGCGATGAACCCCGACGCTAAGAAGATCGTAGACACGGCGAGCGATAGCCGGTTCATGGCCTATGAAATGATGAACCAGTCCAAGAAGGACTTAGCATACTGGCAGGCGCAACAGGCAGCGATTGATCGTGGCGAATCCACGCAAAACCCCGCCGTGGTGAGTGAGCGGGTGACGGCCTTTCAGAAAGCCGTGAATGCTCGACAGGCGCAATATGACTTCTTCTCGGACCTCAGCGATATGAAAATGGGGCGAGGGAACGGGCCGGACAAGAAGAAGTATGACGCCTTTGTGCAAGCGCAGCGGGATATGGAGGAGTCCGCCAAGGTGGCGCAGAAGGGGCTGCGTGGGCTGGCTGATGAACGTCTCGCCTTCATGGAGACGAAGGCCGACAAAAAGGAATTGCAGGACACGGCACAGAACTTCGCCAATTTGGAATTCTTGCGAGCCTTGCAGGCGGGCGGCGATCCTCAAGCGGCGGCGATTGCGGCGGCGGACTCCGCACAGAAGAAATATGGGGTGATACCAGACGCGAGCAAGTTCAAAGACCCTAAACTCACCGGACAGCAAACCGTGACGCTGCTCTCGCCAGCCGAACGCACGAACATTGCCGAAGAACGCACGCTCGTTGGGCAGTTGGATAATCTCATCAAAAACTTTGACCCGGCCTATGTCGGATCAATCGATTCTCGCATGGGCCGCGTCGGGCAGATGACCGGCACCTTGAGCGCCAAGCGGGAAATGTGGCTGCAAGAGGGTCGAGCTTTCCTCTCGGAAGCGCGGCATAAAATCTTCGGGGCCTCGCTGACCGCAGGCGAGCAAGAAGCCGCTTTGAACGAACTCCCTAACGATTCGATGGGCGACAAGCAATGGCCCGCAGCGGCGAAAGCGTGGCGCGATAAGTGGGGTCGGTTAATCGAGGAACGGTTACGAGTCGCCAATCAGTCGAAGGGCATTCTTCCAGGGCAGCAGAACCGCCCTCCGATTGTGCTCCCGCAAGGCTACGTCGATCAGCAATCGCTCAAGCAAGAACTCTTGAAGGATTACCAATAGGAGCGGCATGCACGAACAAAGCGAAACCGTAACGGTGGACAACGGACAGGCTATGAACGTCTACGGGCAGGGCACGCCTCAAGCCGGACAACCCTTACCGATGAAATATCCCTTTGAAAAGCCGGTCTATCCAACTGAACAAGAGGCGCTGGGTGCGGCCATTGTGCGCTCTGATCTGGAAGGGCAGGCGATTGAACGGAAACGGCAAAAGCTCATTAATGACCCTCGGTTTCGCATTCTTGGCCCTGACGATCAGCAGGATATTCTGAGGCAGCGCGATCCCGTCTTTTCCCATGCCACGCCACAAGAGCAACAGCGCATTTTCCAGACGATTCGGGAGCAGATTATTAACGGAGCCGTGAAAGATTACTCTTCGGCTGGCGTGGTGGATGCGAAGAAGGGACAGCCGGAAGAACAGGCAAAAGATGTATCCGGCGAGGATGTGGCCGGGGACATGAAGAAGGGCGTAGCCGAATTTGCCGGGATCGGAACGGAAGTAGTTGGCGGCGTGGCAGGTGGTATCCGTGGCGCAGCGGCGGGGGCGCGGTTCGGACCTGCTGGTGCCGTTGCTGGTGGGGTAGCGGGCGCGGCGGCGGGATCGGCGGCGGGCACCCTGGCGCGGCAACCTATTGACGTAGCCGGTGCAGGCAAGCCCTTCCCCGAAGGCAAAGAACTGATCGATGAAGTCGCCAAGAGTGCGGCGGCTGGGGCGGCTGGCGAAGTCGGCGGACGGGCCATTATCGGGGCCTGGAACAAGCTGGTCTATGAGCCCTTAGGCCGCTATCTCACGACGGGCACCATCAAGAAAGGGGCGGGGCTGACGGCGGAACAACAGGCGTTAGAGCAGCAAGCCTCCAAGGCTGGCATTACATTACGCCCATCTGAACTGACCGGCGAAGATAGCGCGGGGATGGTAGAGCAGACAGTGCGACGGTCCTTGTTCGGGCGGCATTACTTCGATGCGCTGGATGTGTCTAACGAAGCCGCTTTGCGAAAGAATCTGGACGATCTGACAGGCCGGTTTATCAGGCCGGACGCGATCTCTCCGCTGGAAGCTGGCGGCATCCTTCAGGACACGCTCAAGAATAAATCGACGCCGCTCTTTCGTGCAGCGGAAACGCAATACTACAAGCGGGTCAAGGATTTGGCCGGGGCCGATGATGTGACGGTCGATGGCGGGGCAATCCTTCCCGATGTCAAGAAGCTCCTCGAAACGGTTGACCCGCAAGTGCAGCCGTCGGCCCATGCGCTGCTGAAGAAAATGGAAGGGATGCTGCAAGAGGAGGTCGTCACACAGACGGCTCCGAAGGGGTCTGGTATCCCGACGAAAACCAAAATGGTGCCGAAGCAGTTGGATTGGATGGACGCGCAAGACATGCGCTCGATGCTGCTGGAAGTGGGGCGCTCCAAAGAATTGCTTAAGGATCGTGAGCAGGGGTTAGCGAATACCGCCGCCGAGAAGTTGCGCGGGTCCATGGAGCAGACGGCGAAGACGGCGGGTTCAGATGTCTATGACCTCTGGCGTCAAGCGCAGGAGTTCTCGAAGAAGGGCCACGATCTTCTGAACGATGCCACGATCAAGCGTATTGCGACGGCCTACCCTGAAGATGCGGCGAATATCCTCTTTAAGAAGGATGCGATTACAGAAAACAAGCGGCTGGTCGATGCGCTCTCGCTGGCCGGTGACGAGCACGCGAAAACGGCGCTGGATGCCTACCGGCGGGCGGCAATCGACAAGCTCATTAAGGATTCTTCGACGGACGGATTCCTGACAGGACGCAGGCTCTACAACGCGATCTACGGAAAGAACGGCGTCGGTGAGAACACCATGAAGGCGGTCTTTCCCGCTGACTACCTCAGCGAACTCAATAAGACACTGGATGTTGCCAAGCGCATGAATATGAGCCAGTCGGCGGGATCGGCTGGCAATCCCAGCCAAACCGGACGTTCGCTCGTGAACTGGTTTGAGCAATCCATGCTCATCAATATCCCCGCCGATTTTGCCAAGCATGCTGTCAAGGGGGAATTCGGGACGGCCTTGGCGAACGCGGCGGCAAACATTCAACAAGCGGGCGTCTATGTCCTCTCGATGAAAGAGGTAGGGGAAATCCTCAACAGCAAGGAAGGGCTGAAGATCCTGCGGGACGGTTTGCAGATGGGTGAAAAGGGGCAGCAAGCCTGGAAGGTGACAGGGCAACTCTTATCGCATGTCATTAAGGATTCAGCCAAGACCATCAAGGAAATCGCGGATAACGCAAATGAACCCGTCATCGGTGAAATGACTCAAAAGCCTGCGATGGAGAACCAGCCGTGAGCACCTACGCGCAATTTT